ATCGCAACACGGACAAGTAGTTGGAATTTTGATCTTCATAAGGCTTTTTTGAAATTCAATAATGTATTATACAGTATTAGATAGTGTTTTGCAAGTCTAAATTTTCTATGCCTCTACCTTGTGCAGGACACAGGGAATAATTTCTCCAGCCCTAATAATAGCTACGGTATCACCAATCTCCAAGCCTAGGGCTTCAATGAATCCTGGATTATTAAGAGTAGCTCGGCTTACCATAGCATCGCCTACTAGCACAGGCTCTAAGATTGCCACTGGTGTTACTTTGCCGCTTTTACCAACTTGCCATTCAACATCTAGCAATTTAGTTTCTACATGAGCAGCGCGTTCTTTGCGAGCATAAGCACCACGTGGATGTTTACTGGTATAACCTAGTTCTTCAAACTGATGATTATTATTAAGTCTAAAGACTACGCCATCTGTTGGATAGATTTTTTCTAAGTCGATTTCCTGAACCGTATTAAAACCAAAGTGCTTAAGCATACGCATATCTGCATCATAGGTTTGACCTATAAACGGTTGAACACCATATGCAAAGAAAGTAATTGCTCTGGTAGCAAATTCACTAGTATCTTTAAGATTAAGTGCACCAGCAGCATAGTTACGTGCGTTGGGAATGTGACTTGGAGCCACAATTTCACCAGTAACTTGTAAAACGCCTGAGTGTTTAATAATGTGTGGAACTAGACTAGTGCTGCTAAGCAACTTGTCAGTAATTACTTGGCCCTCAACTCCGTCACCACGAGTCAGTGCCTGTACTAATTGACCGTCTACGTACAATAGACTAATAGCAGCACCATCTAGTTTAACGCTCATGGTAACATCGCCCATATCAGCTATAGGATTAGGCTTGCCTTCATCCTCATAGTGCTTTTGTAGCGAGTACATAGGATAGTAATGCTTAGATTTAGCACCTTGAACCTGTGCGCCTACTGCTGAATACTTAGCAGCATCAGCTAGGCGATCAAACTGCTCATCACTGATAATAGGAAAGCCTGCGTAGTAAGCCTGACTTGCTGCGTCTAGGTATTGTTTAATAGTCATAGGTTAATTGCAAACTCACAAAGAAGATCATTATGCCAGCCGCCATGCCAGTAATTAAGTTCGTCTAGATCATACCACCATTGCTCGCTTTCTGGATGGCAACCAATCAAACCAAGATTGCCTTGATAGATAGCCATTGCATCGCCGTTTTGATAAGTAGCCACAACATCACAGTCTTGTGTTCGGCCAATAAAAGCACAGCCGTCGTAAAAGTACATATCTTCGTACTCATTGCCCCACAGCACTTCTGCTGTGGTAGGACCTTCATGCACGATTTCAGCGCCAAGACGATTAATATATTGTACTGGTTCTACTTCCCACAACAAGTCAAAGTAGTTTGCACCAGCCCAATAAGCACCCATACAAATGCCTAAATACTTGCCACCAGCATAAACAAAATCACGAACAGTTTTGATATGATTATCATTAAAAATCACATCATACTCATCGGCATCGCCAATACCGCCAGGAAAAGCAATAATATCTACTGTAGACAAAAAGTCCCTAGTAAGATCCTCAATGCCAAATAGTTTTACCACAAAATCTTCTTCAAAGGCAGCTTCCATAGCCAGTGCACACTCGACTTCACACACAGGATCGTGGACAAAAATTGCAATATTTCGCTTCATACAGTTTCCTTTCCAAATATAATATATTATACCAGTTTAAGTTAGCAAAATCAAGTGTCTTTTTCTAATAATTGACGAGCATAGGTTTCAATAATCTCATGACCTTCAGCCTCGCTACAAATATCTAGTAGTCCATCTAGGAGTGCATAGATATTTTGTAGTGAGGCAGGAATACTTACACCTTCACGACTAGGAACCCATTCGCCTTCATAGCTTAGGAAATATTTTCTAAGCTGTAAATATGTAACTTCCTTGAAATCATTTACCACTAGCCTAACCTGAAAACCTTTGTCCATGTTTTCTTCAATTAGCCGCTCATAAAGTATATTTGAATCCATTATACTTTAACTCCTAGTTCGCGCAAGTGTTTAAGACTAGCTAATTCACACGCAGGCTGATATGCACTTTGCAACCAACGCTCACTAAGAAGCCATACTCGGTAAATCCAGCCATATTCTGTGTGTGTATGTTCTGCTTGTATTTTACACATAGAATCGTAACGAGCACTATACACTACTTCGCCTACAGCAAATTTATCTTGCATTGCGCCTTCAGGAATTAACTCAGGTTTAAAATAATCTGGCGAACTTTTACGCACAGGAACATTGTACCTGTCTAGCACTTGTTTAATAAGTTGCGTACCGCGGTAAGTGTTTTGGCTAATTTCACTTATAGTCTCGCCGCTAAGATAGCTTTGAATTATAAATTGCACTTCGTCTAGCGTAACAGGCTTGCCGCGTTTTTCAGCTCTGCGTTTAGCAGTTTTTTCTTTACGTTCTTTGTGGGTTTGAATGATCTGATCAAGCCTGGTAGTATTATAGCTCATGCCCAAGATTTGACAAGCATCCTTTTTTGTAATAGGTTTAACGCCCTGCTCTTTGGGTTCTAGCAGATCAATGACTCGTTCAATATTAGCGTCAGTCATGCGTTCTTGTTCAAGTTCTGTGCGTTTACGAGCCATAATTACTCCACAAATAAGAAAAGGCAGCACTAGGCTGCCTATTTTTATGCTTTAAGTACACTCAAAAAGTAGACTGCTGCTTTGCCAGTCAATTTACTAAGAATGTCGTCGTCTACTGGGCCACCTTTAGCCTCGATTGCTGCTTTGAGATCAGCAATACTAGACTCTTTAGACACACGCTTAGGTGCATCGCCAGCAGCCTTCTTGTCGCCACTGGGCTTAGCTGCAGTGTCTTTTTTAACATAAACACCTGCCTGAACCAAAACCATACGAACACCGTTAGGTGAGGCTTCGATTTCTTCTGCAATATCTTTGATAATTTCAGTACTAGACTCAGGCGTTGGCTCTGCGTCTTGATACATTTTGATTACATTAGCTTTAAGTTCGTCATTCCATTGAGTCATTGCGGTTTCCTTAAATAAATTCAGTAGTTACATTAGTCATTTTACTGGGAGTAAACTGACGATAGTTGTGCTTTAGATCATGTTTTGCTACAAGCAGCATTAGTTCCTCGTGTTGGCGATTTTTTAATTCGCGCATTTCGCGAGTAAATGCTTCAAATTCCACTTCAGGCAATTCACTAACATCAATACCAGCTACAAGCTGTGTAGGTTCTTGTGTGACAACTAGAGCACGCTCGCTAGTATCACCATTAGCTTTTGTGTACATAAATTGCATAAACTTCATTTGCGTTCCTTTATTGCGACAGAAATAATATTATATCAATACTTGGCTAAAGATTCAAGTTTATTTTTCTCTGACTGCTTTAGTAATGCCTAAAAATGCACCACTAAAAAGTGGCGGAAATATTAATATCCAAATTACTAGTGGGGCCAGTATTGTGTTTACTACAAAGAAAATAAACAAACTTAATAGTGGTGATCTAGTAAAATCATTGTCTATGCCATCTTGTCTGGCGTGTGCAACAATAGGCCAAAAAAGTTCATATACTAAGGTTAGGGAAGTTGCTAGACAAAAAATTATGTATAACTCAAATGCCCCCATGTAGCCTATCTCCTAACTGGAAGCTAACTTTTAAGTTGCCTAAAGTTTTAGGGTCAAAGGTTGAGCGTAGGCTAGCAAGTGTTTGATCGGCTACTTTTTGATTTGAACTAAAAATATCGTGGGGACAACTGCCACATACTTGTTTAATTAACTGAGCAGTTTTAATCTTGGTTTTATTCCAGATTGTGGATTTAGGAGTTTTGCGACGATAACTAATATTTTTTATTGCTAACTCAATTTGTTTTGCATTGCCAGGATTTCGTTGCAGTGCGCGCAATAATTTACGTTCACGATTTGCTTTCCAAGTTTGTTTACTCTTGTAAAGATCGTACTGTGTTTGTTTGCCTTTACTAGACGTTTTCGCCATAATTATATAGTCCAGTTATTGTATAATAATCGCCATCGGTGTGTTTTGTAATCTTAACACAACCAGTTTCTTCTAAGTACTCTAAAAAGTTAAATACATTACCGTAAGTTTGGGATTTAATACCATATTTTACTAGTAGTTTATTAACTTTATGCAAGTAGTCAAGAGTTATGTTTTGACTACTTGTACCTAATTCAAATAATAGTTCCTTGATAGGATTATCAATCTTCAAAGATAATGGATTCTTCGTGGTTGTCATCTTCTAGATTAAGTTTTAGCTGTTCGGCTTCTTCAAGCTGCTGATGAATATCATAACAACGTTGAAGAGCTTCAATTAGTGCAGGAACAGATTCAATGTCAATGGGAACTGTGCGTTCACAACCATCAAAAATTGCGATTTCATTAGCACCGCCTGCGTTGGTACCAAACTCTACGCCATAGTAAAAATAGTGGTCAGGTTCTGTTGAGGTATAAAACATACCGTCATCATCAAGTACTGAGTCTCGTTCTTGTGATCCAAAATAAATTTTCATGTGTGTAGTCCTTTTTAAAAATAATTTCCGAGAACAAATATTATAGCAAATTCAACAATAATTTTCAAGAAAATAATTTTTGTGGTGGCAGGGATACTAGGACTCAAACCTAGAATAACGGAATCAAAATCCGTGGTGTTGCCATTACACTATATCCCAACTATTTGGCTCCCCAGCGTGGGATCGAACCACGGACCAACAGATTAACAGTCTGCTGCTCTACCGCTGAGCTATTGGGGAATTTTGGTGGGCCCAACAGGACTTGAACCTGTGACCAACGAATTATGAGTCCGCTGCTCTAACCAACTGAGCTATAGGCCCAGAATAAAAAGTCCCCGGCAGTGCTCTTCAGCACACATCCGAGGACACAAACTTACTGTTCTTCGCTGTCTAATTCCATAAACACGTCTACTAGAATATCGCGGTATGGTTGATCAACCATGTGCAAGTCTAAGAGATAAGTATCTAGGTGACAGTTGCGTAACAATTGAGCATGATACATAAATTGACCAAATGCGTCTAGGCTTTCGCTAATGTTTTGATTAGCATAATCTTCTAAGTATTGTGCTAATACATTAAGCATATAGTATTGCATATCAGACTTTGTAGTAATGTTAACTAGCTTAATGGCTTTGCCCTCACGATCACGCATAATTTGATCGCGCTTTTGCGCCGCCCAAGTTTGACCGCCATCACCGCCCCACATATCCCAGGCTACTCTGCCTTTACTAGGAAAACCTTCTTCACCACTGTTAAAGCCCGTTGCCTGCTTATCTACTTCATGTCGGCTAAAAAAACTGTGCATCCTAAGTACTACACTAGCACTAAGTGGTTCACGGTTTTTAAGTTGATTGGCACGGGCTAGACCTACTAGTGTACCACCTGGTTTGCCTTCCTCATGCCATTTTAGTGCACGCTTAGCCGCACTAGCCATGCCCGTTGTAGGCGTATAAGTTTCTGCCATATTAACCTCTATGGATTAGCTAGGAAAAATGCAAAGGCAAATCCCAGCGGTGTCATTGATCGTAATTCTTTAGTCCGTTCCGACTTGCCGCCTAGTTTCATTATCCACGAATTAGGGTCGGGCTCGACGTGGCATTTAGGTAAGTCTCGATTAAACTTGCCCCATAATCCGGTTTTCTTGGTATAGGCATCGCCAAACCAGTGTGGCTGAAAATACCAGGGATCTCCTAATTCAGGACGCAGTTTTTGTAATCTGCCAACAGGATTTTCTAATGCCCAGAATTCGGGGTTATAGTAATCTACCATTCGCAAAATTTTGTCTACTAATTTTAAGCTTTGATCGGTTCTGCCGTCTAAATCTTTTTGTTTCCAGTATTGTGCGCCACTACCAGCAAAATCTGTGCATGGTGGAGCAGCTAAGATGCCATGTATTTGATTGGGCAAATCTCTAGCTGATAGTTGCAGTATATCAATACCGTATTTAATGTCTACTTGTAGCACATTATAACCAGCCTCTTTGTAGTATTTAGGCCAATTACCGCTGTAGTCGAACAATGACAAAATCGTTTTCATTGTATAGTCTCTGCATAATAACTAATCTTTGTTCGTCTGTGTAAAGTTGCCAGTCTGTGATTTCTTGTCTGGTTCTACCACAACCCACACATTTCTCCGATTTAGGGTCAATCCGGCAAATCTGTTGACACGGTGTCATCATGATTTTTACGCCTAGCTTCACATAAAGTTTCTACACGATTACTAACTTCTTCGCTGTGTAACCACAAATCTTTATTTTCCAGCAAACTGTCAATTTCTTTGCTAGTTAAAAAGTCTTTGTAGATATACTGTAAAAATTGTTTAGACCACTCGCGTTCAAACACTGCCTGATCGTAGATTTCTCCACCTTTGCCAAAGATTCCGCCGCTATAGTTGTGAAACATAAATAAACTGTGTGGTGTTACCTCAAATACTTCTGCACATAAAAAGATCATAGTAGCCGCACTCATGCAACTACCTTCAACACTACACACTACAGTAGCAGGAGTTTCACTTAATACACGCATAAATTGTAGTGCAGTATTAAGATCACCACCACTGCTGTTAATGTAAATTTTTACTACATCTTGGTCACTAGCATTACGAATAGTATTAAACCATTCAATGTAGTCTTCAGGACCAGTAATTAAACCACTTAGGTAAAATTCGTAAAGTGCACTAGTACATTTACGAAACCCACGACTAATACCTGTGTCGAGGATAAACTCATCTGTTGCGTTTTTAGTCATAGGAGTATTGTATAAAAAAGCCCCCCTTGGTTACAAGGCGGGGGCATACCTCGGCACTAGCTTAAGCGGCTAGGGCAAATACCTCATCGTTGGCATTTATATAGTTTGCTTCTTTTGCGGAGATCGCCTACCGAGTTGTCCACTCACATACTTATCACACTGTCGAAACCATGACTGGCCCATCAAAAGCACACAATAATCCCCGCTAGAGCCCTCAGAGGTTTCTTTCATCTAGGACAACTATATGTGCTTTTGGTGGACCAGGTGGGAGTCGAACCCACGTCCAGCGCGCCTTTCGGCTTGTTTCATACAACCATACAAAAGCCCAGATAAACTAGGCTTTTGTATGGTGCCCCTTGACAGAATCGAACTGCCAATTGATGATTACAAATCAACTGTTATACCATTTAACTAAAAGGGCTACCCGTTTACAATTGTTTGTTGTGAACCAAATCCTCAAACATCTTTTGCAAGATCTCAAACTTGACTTGATACATAGTAAACAATCCTAACAGTAAATTTTGCATCTCATCTTCGGTTGTATCACGCAAGTCCTGAAGGTAGTAGATGGTTTTAATATCATCTACTACGCCCCAACAATCCATCATTTGTTGTTCAAAATCAAAGCGGTTTGGTTTTTGCATAGTTTTGTTGTGTTGAAATTTCCTAATGAATAAGTATTATACCCTAATCATTACTAAATTTCAAGTCAGAAATTTTTTACTATTTGCAGTTTGGTAATTCGCAGATTTTTGTAATTAGTTGACTACGATCAGCTAAAAATGCGCGGTAACTTTGTCCGCCGTTTTTAGTAAAATTAGTAGCAGATTCAATCAAGTCATCTATTGAATTAATAGCGATTTCAATAGCAGTCATTTGACTAGTGCTTAGTGAGGGTAAGTCTTTGGTAAACATTTTAATTTAAGGTAAAGGGTTAACTATTGTTTCTAGCAATAGATTGCCACTCAGTACCATTAAATATAACCATTAGTGATTTATTGGTACTTAGTTTTTCAGAAATACTGCCATCTATTTTTTGGCCAGCACTACCAGTTACGGTAATTTCGCCGTTTTCTTCGTTTTTTACAACATATACTTTACCAGTTACACCTACAGGAAGTGTTACGGTAATATCTTTTTTAATAGCGCCAATGTAGTAATCATCAGCACTAGCTGTGTAATTTGCTGTAACTATTTTTACTGCAAATAAACTGCTATTAGTTGTAGCGCTTAATACTCCTTGTGGAGTAATTGATAAGCCACTGCCTACTTGTACAACGCCAAGCGAACCTGTAGTTGATATATCCGAGTTTAATGTAACTGGACTTAAAGAATTATTAATATTAGTATTAGTAGGAGTTTGCGTCATACCAACACCAGCTCTAGTAGTTGCAGGAAGTCTACTATAACTCATATTATACTGCGTTCCAGTTTGATCCGCGGAAAATTAACGTTACACCACCTTCAGTAACTGCTAAAATTGGATATGTGGCACCATTTTCAATTGTTTCTGCACCGTTAGGCACAATTGTAATGTCACTAGTATTAGTAGCTTCAGATTTAATTACAACTTCACGGCCATCTACTCCAGCCGTAAGATTGATTGTAATTGCAGCGCCGGTTCCTACTACACCAAGATAGTAGTTAGGCACTGTACCTGCACTGTCTAGTGTATATGGACTAGCTGCGTTATTGACGAGTTGAGTATTTACTTGGCCGTTTGGTGCAACTGAGATCACACCATTGGTTACTGAAATACCAGTACCGATTTCAACCACACCATAACTGGTGGGTGAAGCTAAGGGAGAATTAAAAGCCATTTTATTATTCCTTTTTATCAGGCTGTTAAGTTACGTTCCATTCAATTCCATTGTATATAAGGCCAATGGAGCCCCAAGGCGAGTCGATTATGTAGTTTGCCGTACCGTCTATTGTACTAGCCGTAGCAACTACAGTAATTGGATTGGTTAATGCATCGCCTGTGCTGTCTTTGATAATAAATATTTTGCCTAGTGTACCGGCCGGCAGTGTAATAGTAGTTGGGCCATTAAAGATTACTCCAATAAAGTAGTCAGTATTAGTAGCCGGATAAGTTGCACTATCTACTAAGATAACCGGCAAGTTTGCCAGTGAACCAGGGGGACCTTGTGGTCCAGGCGGGCCTGCGGGGCCTTCGGGTCCTGCAGGGCCAGCTGGTCCGGGCGGACCCGGTGGACCCGGCAGACTTCCTGGAGCATAATTAATAAATACGTCATCTTCTGGAAACGGTGGTGGGCACCAAGGAGATATTACTGGAACTGGTGGTGGTAAGTAGGGAGTCATAGGAAAGCCAAAAGGCATCCCTTGTCGTTGTCTTTGATCCATTTTGTAATCCCTATAAAAAAGCCCCCACAGCTTTTGGCTATGAGGGGCTGTATACCTAGTTCAGGATTACCGAATGTTTGTATTTGTATTTGCTGGGTTAGCGGTAAGTGTACCGCTGCCAACGTTAATAGCTTCGTTAGTACTGCGAATTTGTTGCCCAAGGCCCCAAATTGCATTGTACAACTGACCGTACTGAGCCTGTTGCTGGCTTTGTTGTTGCATCTGGTTAACGGTAGTAGTTGTATTAACTTCAATACCGCGTGCACGCTCAGCATTTTCAAAACGGTTTTGCAGGGCAATAACTGCTGCATTAGCATCTGTGAGTTGACGATTTAATGTGGCTTCGTATTGTGCAGTAATTAGTGCACGAGTCTTGTCGCCGTCATTTTGAACAACTTGTTGAGTCTGATTAAAACCAGTTAACATATTTGTGTTAACTGTGTTAAGTTGTTGCATTAGCGCAACTGAATTAGCATTAACAGCGTCTTTAACACCACTTACACTATTTGTAAGCGAACTAGCAACACTGGCTAATTGACTTGTAATACCTAAACTTTGTGTAGCTTGGCTAGCTTCAAAAGTTGCTGAATTAACAGCCACTGCTTTGTCGACTTGACCAATCGACTGCATTAAAGCCATATTAGCCGATGCTTGTTCTGGTGGCGAACGAAGTGCTACTGCGCCATCTCCACCATTACCACCAAACAATCCGCCATTGCCTTGACGTAGTAGGCTGCCTAAGATAAGGCCACCAATAAGACCGCCACCGCTACCAAAACCTAGTCCACCGTCGCCACCACCCATCATCATTGCACCTGGGCTTAAAACTTCTGCCATAATATTCCCCTTTTATTATTTTTATTGTTAGGGTTTAAAATAACAGGCAGTACCGGCAAGTACTACCTGCCGGTAAGCTCACTGTGATAGTGTGCTTAATGTAATTCTTTTATAATCTTTCATGTCTATGACTTCACCGCGTTTACTTAGTTCTACTAAGTTTTCCGCTATAAAATGCAAGTCTAGATCACTTTCGGCTTCTTCTCTAGCAAACTCTAGCAATTTAATTACAAGAGGCACTGTTAATTTAATAACATCTTTATCATTTTCTAACATAATTAATCACTTTTTATTATTGTATAATCGTACTATCCAAAAACATATGTTCCTATATGCCGTAATTTAACCCAAGGAGCTAAGTATACTTTGCCACCAATTTCTCGCCATTTATTACAGAAAAAATAATCTTCACTTAATAGAACACCAGTATCAGGACATACACAAAGTTGAAAAAATCCATAGGTTTTTTCATCAACATATTGAGTATTATTTATATACTCAATAACATGGGGCTTTAGCCTTTCAAAAACTTCTCGTTTAATTAACATAAAGCCTGTACCCCCATAAACAACTTCTTGTGGAGTTTCGGCTTGAGTATTTAATTTTTCATCAATATATTGTTCACATGATGAGTTAACAACCCAATCAACAGCATTTCGTGAAAGATTTTCTGGTTTTACGCCCTGATTAACCATAGCGGCTACTTTTTCCCAATTAATTGCTTTTTTAGGATATGCCCCACATATTATATCTTTATCTGCTGAAAGCATTTTAATTATATCATTTGGTTCAAACTCAATATCCGCATCAATAAACATTAGGTGCGAATAATCGTTTTTTAAAAAACCATGTACACAATTATCTCTAGCTCTAGAAATAAGCGATTCGTTATTTATAAATTCCCAACTTAAAGTAATTCCAAGTTTATTGGTTTCATGTACTAATAGCATCATAGAGCTAGTATATTTGCCGTAACACTGCCCACCATACATTGGTGTAGAAATATGTAATTTCATAAATAATTTAAAGTTAAAAAAAAATACCTAATTTAGGTAACTTTTAATATTATACACGACCAGGCACTAAAAGTCAACATAGTAGTTTTTGCAACAAAAATTACAATTTTATTACAGTGCTACAAAACTTGTCACATTACTAGTGTGCAATTTAAACAAACAAAATAAAAGCCGCAAGTGGTTAACTTGCGGCCTCATATCACTCTACTAAAAAGTATTCGTCTTTGTGGCATCCACATTCAGGGCACAAATAGAACTGTGGTAACTCGTTCCACTTGCCATCTGTTGCCTCGTCGTGGATATGTCCGCAAACTTCACATTCGTATTTGTTCATTATGTTATCTCAATAGCTGTTGCCAAAATCCATACCGCGCTGATAGCGATCCCAATTACGCATACGAGCTTCTAGCTCCATAATATCTTTAGGGTCACAATCACTGATATAGTCTTCTAGACTATAGGGTTTAAATAGTTGCTGTAGGTTACGCCATAATTCACTTAGCATTATTGACAAACCCGTATAGTTTTTGTGCTTCTTTGACTACATCTTCAAATGTATACATTTTAGGCATATACTTTTGATAGTCTTGTTGAATAGCTTGGCCGGTTTTAATCATCTCGCTAAAAGTTTCTTTAGCAAAATCACAGTTAATTTCATGTTGACGCTTTAAATGGTCTGCGGCCATTTCAAGCAGTTTTGTTCGTAATTCAAATGGATTCATATTATACCCTTGTGTGTTGTGTGTTGCAAATAATTAAGGCTTATTCGCTTTTGCCTAGGCGACCCATGTCGCCTTCGTGTGTAACGCCGCCACGGTCAACAATGTTGACTTGCATGGCTTCTGGGCCATTGGTAGGAAAGTCGTCTTCATCCCGTCCTGTTTTAGGGTTAGGCATTTGTTCAGGCATATCTTCTTGATACCCTTCTACTTGCTGATAAACAATCATAATAACTCCTGTTAGTCTAAATTGGATATTTTAGTTAATGTGCTTAATTTATGTCCAACAATAGTATCTGTTGGTTTATATCCATCACCGTCTTTAGCATATACTCTGATAAGAGCGCCCGGATCTTCTGGAGTACCAGTAATTTTAAAACTACTGTTTGGTATTTGCTCACTGCCACTTGTAATTACTTTAGTAATCTTTCCACGAGCAGTGCCTGCACTGCTATTCCAGCTTACACTATCTCCGCGCTTTAAGTTGCTGGCTTTTTCAATAAATCTATCTAGTGCAACAATATACTCATGTAATTTTTGTGTATATAAATCCATAGTACTTATCACATTGGATATTTAGGATACATACCCTTACAACTAGCACACTGACAAGTTGCATCATGATATGGGTTTGTAGGTTGTACCGGTTTAACTGGTTGTACTGGTGTCATGTTTTTTCCTTCTGGTATTGGACCATGGGGCCCTGGTTCACTAATATTAATAGCAATTGCACCTGCTTTGCATTTAGCTAGTGTATCAAACACGCAGTCGCCATGCTCGCCGTATTTGTACTTACCATTACTACATTTTATACACGGCATAGTTACTGTCCTTAAGTGTGATCTATAATTTTAATTGATGTAGCACTAATAGCACTGCAACATATTTCACAGGGCTTGGCCAGGGTAGGATTGCCACTAGCATCATATCTAGTAACAAATATACGGTGTGCACGAGATAAATCTTGGCATCTAGTAATAGCAGCAATTTCTGCGTGTAGATAGATGTGATGTTCTTTACCAACGCGTTTAGCGTGCTTAGCCTGAACAGGATGCGACTTTATGTAGCTATTCTGTCCAACGCTAAGCACGCGCCCACGTTTATCGTAAATAACGGCTGTTACTTGTTGTCGTTTGCTGCTCATAGTTTTTAGTGGCAGAGAGTGTGGGATTCGAACCCACGGTACACATCTCTGCATACGACGGTTTAGCAAACCGCTGCCTTCGGCCACTCAGCCAACTCTCTAATTTGGTAGCGGGGGCAGGACTCGAACCTGCAACACTAGCATATGAAACTAGTCGGATGCCTTTTCCACACCCCGCGATTGTTAATAGTAATATACGTGCGGCTTATGTCCCACACCAGGTGGATCACAATTTTCTAAATCTGCTTCACGCAGGACTTTATGTTCCCAGACACGGCCAGCACGTCGCTGTGGACGATTCATCATTAAGCGAGTCCACCAGCTAGGCGTTGAATTAAGCCAGTGCCAATCCGTATCAATCTCCCGCCTCTTTTTAGTTTTTACACCCGGTAACTTAATATAACGAATACTATAACTATTATCACCAGTAATTTTTACAGAATCAAATTGCCAGTCTAGTTCAGGAAACTTAAGTTTCCAGTTCTTGTCTTTTAAAGTACGACTCATAATAACCCCTAAAATTATTCTTAGTTGGGTACTGGTCTAAGGGTTTAACCAGTCTGTCTGGATGTGCCGCGAACGCATTGTTGTTCGACCAGATTTTCCCTTGATCAAGGGGCATTATTTAAATTATACTATAACTAGCTTGCAAAGTCAAGTGCAAATTCATGGCTTGCTAAGTTTTTTTCTTTAGACTCGCACATAATGTCGAAATCTTGTAGAAAACTAGCGGCCCAAGCGTTAACAGCTTGATTCCAATAATAGTCACTATGAGCTCTAAGCTTGGCACTGGTAAATCCTTGTTGTTTTAGTTGATGTAAGCAAGGCATTACTGTAGGATCATGATCTACTAATACATCTTC